CTAACACAGTCAGACTGGAAAGGACTCACCCAGTGTTTTAACCACGCAGGAAAGATAAACATATCTCCTTCTTTAGGAAAATATGATTGATAACTTACACAGTCTCTAGGGCCCTCACCCCACATAAACTGTATGCCTCCTGGTCCACATGATCTACCCTTATATTCTGAATTTTCTTTCTTTAATTTTTCGGGGATGGATAAGTATACAACAAAGGATAACTTACCATCATGATCGTGTGGTGGGTTAAATTCATTCTGTCTTTGAAAATTACACCATAAAGCAGTTAGTGCATATTGTGGTTTACTATCGTATTTTTTATTTTGATATCGTTGAAAGCATTGATCATAAATACCAAGATACGGTGACAAGTACGGTATAATTTTATCTCTAGACTTATCATTATATCCAGTCTCTTTTTTAATTTGACCTGCTAGTTTACCTCTAAAATCTTCTTCATTTTTCTTAGCTTCATCAATTAATATTTTTTTAAAGTCATCTAATATTTTTACTTTTATTAAACAAGGTCCCCAGTTGTATGTAGATACTTCTACTTTTATTTTTTCATCTTTCATTTTGATCTCTCCTTATAATATTTATAAAAATCTTTATCTTGAAAATATTCATTTATAATTCCTGCTGGCACTTGATCAGTTACAATACACCAATAAATATCTTCATAATCTTCTTTTTTTATCTTCATTCTTCACTCATCCTTTCTTTGTATTCTCTCAAGTTTACAACTTTATCATTCATTATTACGTTATCTAAACGTGCGTAATGATCTACAACTTTTTGTATCTTATGTAATTTTGTATGTGCGTACGGCCATAACATGCAGCATACATAGTATGCATCACGAAATGTGCAGCGCCATTTATATTGTTTTAAATAAGGTGTACCATCTTTACGTAAACCTTTTCTTGGTTTGTGATTGAAGGTTCCGCAGCCTAAAACTTCGTGGACCCATAACAATACTGATTTATCTGTCATAGTTATTTCCATACTAATGCGCCAGCAATATGTTTTTCGGTAACCTGGTCCCTTGTGTTTCTTCTTCTTTTCAATTCTTTTAACATAATAAATACTACCCTCTCCATCAAATAAACCCGCAATGTACGCTGCATCAGTTTCTTTCATGTGTAATTATCCATCTTAATGTTGATGTCGCTGGATTAAAACCATCAAAGTCTAGTCTAGTGCAGTTTGTTACTATCAACATTAGTATCATAAATATCATTACCTTCAGTTGTTTCATAGTATTCTCCCTCTGAATCGCAATCCCAACATTGAAACACTTTACTTTGTCCTGTGTATATTTTTAATTTAACATACCCATTACCATTGCAAGTATTACATATCAGATGTTTAACTCTAGCCTTTTTT